TTCCACGCCAGGTATTGACGGTGCGTCTGCTGCCGGAAACCGACGGCCAGATCGTCTTCGCTGACTGCGAAATCGGCGACGTGCGCGCCCGCACGGAAAAAGGCGTCGACGGCTTCGGCCTGGTCTTCTATGCAGCCTATGGTCCGGCCAGTCCGCGCGACCTGGAATACATCTGCGACTGGCATACACAGCAGCGGTTCATCACGTTCGAACCGCAGGCGCCGGCACTCGACTTCAGCGCCAGGCAGGATGCTGCCGACGACGCGCCGCCGCCTCGGCGTGGCCGGCGCGGGCATCCGGTCATTCAAGCCGGCGACGAACTGCGCGAAGGCGTGGTCGCAGAGCACTAAACAGAGATGCAGTCGGCGGCCCTTTTGCCGGGCATGGCAACGCCGATGACGCCTACGCGCCCCTTCTCCGCGCGGGCTACGCATTGGGGGACAGCCGGAGAGACGGCATCAAAAGGGTACGGGAAGCGGAGCAACTAAGGCTAATGACCGGCGTCGAGTTCTATCGCGGTCCGTCGCTGCTGACGGGTGACCCGGTGGTCGCGGTGGCGACCGGCCTCGACGGTCGGTCATTGAACGCGAAGACAGGACCGATGGTGCAGGTCTGGATTCTGCGGGCCGACCTGCCGCCGATGGACGCCAAGCGGCAGAATATCGACGACGCCATCTGCGGCGGCTGCCGGCATCGCGGCCACGATGGCATTGGGTCGTCCTGTTACGTCGTGCCGTGGCTCGCGCCGAACAACGTGTACAAACACCTGGGCAAGTATCCGCGTGCCTCCTGGCCAGACCTGCGCCGCCTGCTGACCGCTCAGCATGTGCGCCTGGGTGCTTACGGGGATCCGGCGGCGCTGCCGTTCGAAGTGTGGCGCGTCGTCCTGGCCACGGTCGCCGGCTGGACGGGTTACACCCACCAGTGGGCGACGTGCGACCCCCGCCTGCGGGATGTCCTGATGGCCAGCGTCGACGACCTCGACGAATTCTGCCAGGCACGCGAAGCCGGCTGGCGGACGTTCCGTGTACGCGGCGCGACCGATCCGCTCGTGGCTGCCGTCGAGACGGTTTGTCCTGCCAGCGTGGAAGCGGGACACCGGCTGACCTGCCAGGTGTGCGAGTTATGTCGAGGCCAGGCCAACCCCGCCCGCTCAGTGGCCATCGTGGCGCATGGCAACGTGAGCGCGACGATGAACTTCTACCGCCAGCGGCAGGAAGGTGTGTGATGCAGCGGAAGCGCGTCCTGTCGACTGGAGAAATCAAACGGATCGCGGACCTGCTGGCGCTGCCGGAAGGGGAGCGGCCGACGATCAAAGCCATCAGCCAGCGGTTTCGTATCAGTCGTGCGCGCATTGCCGAAGTCGGGAGATACCTGAATGCCAATGGCACCGCCGCGCCCCTGTCGGACGTGCGGACGTGTACGATGTGAGCAGCACCAGATTGCAGCCTGGCGGACGAACCGACCGCCGACCCCTCGTATACGAGGCCGCCGACTGCAAGCCATGCGGGCCCGCCTCTTCGCGCGGCAGCCCTGGTGCATCCTCTGCCTGCAGTCCGGCAGGTACACGCGTCCGACCATACGTGACCATGTAATTCCGTTATTCGAAGGCGGACCAGACGACGACACGAACGACCAGGCGTTGTGTCAAACCTGCAGCGACCTGAAGACCCAGGAGGAAGCCAGACGCGGCGTGCGGCGTGACTGGTGATACCGGCCTGGGGGGCGTATCAAAATCGCTGGAGGCGGCCGCTAGGGAAACCAGCCAAGCGGCTTGTACGCGCGGTCGCGAAATTCGCCATAGGGGGATCGAATGTTTCCTAAGAAACGGCCCGCCGAACCGACCACAGGCCAGGAGGGCCCGCCGGCTGCCGAGGATGACCGAGGTTCCACGTCGACCACCATCGGCGGCCTTCGCCATGACCCGGCGAACCGACGGCTGCACGGCGACCGGAACCTGGGCATGGTGACCGATGCTTTACGGCAGGTCGGCGCCGCCCGGTCGATCGTGGTCGACGAAGATAACGTGATTCTGGCCGGCAACGGCGTGACCCAGGCGGCGGCTGCTGCCGGTATCACCAAGGTGCGGTTCATCGATGCCGGCGGGGACGAACTCATCGCCGTGCGTCGGTCCGGCTTGACGGCTGACCAGAAGCGCAGCCTGGCCCTGTTCGATAACCGCACGTCGGAACTGGCGGAATGGAACGTCGAGCAACTGGCTGCCGACCTGAAAAGCGGCGAAGACCTGTCGGCGTTCTTCCTTGATGGCGAGCTCGCTGCGATGGGGCTGGCCGGCCAGGCCGTCGCGGACCCGCAGGCGGAATGGTCCGGCATGCCGGAGTTCGAACAGACCGACATCAAACCCTTCCGATCGATCGCGGTCCATTTCAAGGATGCCGATGCTGTCAGAGACTTCGAACAACTCCTCGGCCGGCCGCTGACCGACGAACGCTTTCTGTGGATCCCGCAACAGTTCGATGAGGTCTTCAAAGATAAGCAGTACGAGGAACAGCCGCCGACGAACGACGGACGCACGCAGGAATGAATCCCCGGTACCCGGTCTACATCGTCTCGAAAGGACGGGCGAAAAGTCGGATGACTGCCCGCGCGCTCGACACGATGGGCGTGCCGTACCACATCATCGTCGAGGAACAGGAAGCAGCCGACTATCGCGCCGTCATCGACCCGGCGAAAGTCCTCATCCTCGACCCGAAGTATCAGGAGTCCTACGATACCTGCGACGACCTGGGCGCGACGAAGAGTAAGGGACCAGGCGCGGCGCGGAACTTTGCCTGGGACCATTCGATTGCTGCCGGCGCGACGTCGCATTGGGTCATGGACGATAACATTCAACTCTTCGAACGGCTCAACCGGAACACCAAGATCCGCCTGGCCTGTGGAACCGGATTCTTTCTGATGGAAGAATTCGTGGACCGCTACATCAACGTCGCGATGGCCGGTCCGCAGTACGATTTCCTCGTTCCCCGCAAAGTCGGCTATCCGCCCCTGCTGCTGAACAGCCGCGTCTATTCCTGCAATCTGATTCGCAATGACCTGCCGCTGCGGTGGCGCGGCCGCTACAACGAAGACACCGACCTGTCGCTGCGGCTGCTGAAAGCCGGATGGGTCACCGTGTTGTTCAATGCATTCCTGCAGAAAAAAATGCAGACGCAGACGACGGCCGGCGGGTGCAACGGGGATTTCTACAGCAACGAAGGGACGGCCCCGAAGTCGAGAATGCAGGTCGCTCTCCATCCGGACGTGTCGCGGTTGACGTACCGCTTCGGTCGCATCCACCACTTCGTCGACTATCGGCCATTCAAAGAGAACCGACTGGTCCGCCGGCCAGGCGTGGCCATTCCTGCCGGCACCAACGAACACGGCCTGGTGCTGGTGCAGCGATGAGGGGCCGCAAGCCGGTGCCGACGGCGTTGCGGATCATGCGGGGGAATCCTGGCAAGCGACCGCTGCCGGCCGACGAACCGTTACCGCCGCCGCTCGAAGTCACGCGGCCGCCGCCGGAATGGCTCGACGACGAAGCGCAGACCGAATGGCGACGCATTGCCCCCATGCTCGCGCGCAACGGACTGTTGACCGAAGTCGACCTCGATGCGCTGACGGCGTACTGCCTGGCCTGGTGTACGTGGAAGAAAGCGAACCGGGCCATTAGCCAGTTCGGCATGGTCATCAAAGCAAAGAACGGCTACGTGATGCAGTCCCCGTATATCCCCATCGCCAACAAAGCAATGGCGACCATGAAAGGATTGATGCTCGAATTCGGGATGACGCCCAGTTCGCGGTCGCGCGTGTCGAAGTCAGACGGTGCGTTGGCGCCGTCGAATCCACTCGAACGATTTCTGAATCGAAAGCGAACTTGAGATACACGCAGGCGTTCGACGGCGTGTGGATTCGGCCGCGCCGACGGGGCCCGCATTACATCCGGTGCTGTGAATGCAGGCTCGTACACCGGTTCGAATTTCGGGTGAAAGGCGGCCAGGTCGAGTTTCGCGCATTCCGCCTGCGTCGACGGACGAAACGAAAGCGATAGTGATGTCGAACGAACACCATCGGATCGTGTTGGCCTGGCGCAACGTCATCGTGCATGTGATCGCCCTCGGTGAAGACGAAGCGGCAGCCCACCTGGCCGCCGGCCTGGTCCGTCGGCTGCGGGAGTTGGGATATCCGGTATGAAGGCGATGCCGTAGTGGGACGCCGACCCTTCGACCCGGTGACCCGGTATGCCCACCTCGTCTTGCGCGGGCGCATCGTGGCCGGTCGACTGGTCCGGCTCGCGTGTCGTCGCCATGTGAATGACCTGGCACGCCAGGTCGAGGCCGGCCTAGTGTGGCGGCCGGACGAAGCACAGATCGGGATTGATTTCTTTTCCGAAGTCCTCTGCCTGCCGGAAGAAACCGCGTCGGACGAAACCTTCACGGACGTCGCACCCCACGGCACGCCGTTCACGCTGCAGCCGTGGCAAGAGTTCATCGTCGGGTCACTCCTGGGCTGGTATACCGTCCAGGGGTATCGGCGCTTCCGCGATGCCTTCATCGAAGGAGCAAAGGGCTGCGGGAAGACGCCCGTCGGCGCCGGCTTGATGCTGTATCTGCTCGTCGCCGACGGCGAGCGTGGCGCGCAGATATTCTTCGCGGCCGTCGGTCGCGAGCAGGCGAAGATAGCATTCGCCGATGCCGAAAAGATGGTGAACGCGTCGCCTGCGTTGCGTGCCTTAATTGACCAGCGGGTGAATAACCTGGCCGTCGTCTCGACGGGTTCCTTCCTTCGGGCCATCAGTTCGGAAAAGCGCGGCCTGGATGGCAAGCGCGTCCACGGGGCGCTCATCGACGAAGAACACGAACACGCGACCCCGGTCGTGGTCAGCAAGATCCGCCGTGGGACGAAAGGCCGGCGTAATGCGCTCGTCGTCAGGACCACCAACAGCGGATTCGATCGGACGTCGGTCTGCTGGCACGACCACGAATACTCGCGGAAGGTGCTGGACGGCACGCTGGTCGATGATTCGTGGTTCGCGTTCGTCTGTGGCCTGGACCCTTGCGCCGCCTGCCTCGATGCCGGCAATGTCTTTCCGGTCGAAACGTGTCCGCACTGTGACGACTGGCGCATCGAGGGGCGGCATTGGTTGAAAGCCTGCCCCAACCTCGGCGTGTCGGTGTCCTGGCAGTACTACCGCGAACTGGTGAAGCAAGCGAAGGGACGGCCGGATGTCGTCAGCGACCTGCTGCGGTTCAATTTCTGTGTGTGGACGGCATCACACGTCCAGGCGTGGAGCATGGGCAAGTGGCAGGCGTGCGCCGGTCAGTCGGTGACCGATGCCGATCTGTTCGGCCGGCCGTGTTACGGTGGCCTCGACCTGGGGCAGAACGACGACTTCTGCGCCTGGGTCCGCCTGTGGGATCTTGGCGACCGCGTGGCCATTCGGTCCCGCTTCTGGCTGCCACGCATCGCCCTGACTCGATTTCCCGATCGGCCGTATGACGAATGGGTCCGCGCCGGCTTACTCGAAATTACCGACGGCGACACGACCGACCTGGACCTCATCGAGGAGGCCATCCTCGACGACGCGCGCAACGACGGCATCCTCGAGATTGCCTACGACAAACGCTTCGCCAGCCAGATGGCGCTGCACCTCCAGGGCGCCGGTATCACGATGGTGGACACGCCGCAAGGCTACAGTCTGAACGAATCGATCAAGTCGGTCGCCAAACTCATCGCCGACCTGGCCATCGTCCACGGGAACAATCTGATTCAAACGTGGATGATGGATAACACCGTGCTCCGGACTGGACGCAACAAAGAAGTGCGCCTCGACAAAGACGCCGCAAAGGACAAAATCGACGGCGCGGCGGCGCTGGTGATGGCCAACGCCCGCCGCATCGCGCAAGTCCCCGAAGTCATGGCCGACGATCCGGAGTTGCTGACCGTATGAAGCGGACCGGCCGGCCCCCGCTCAGCGACGACGGCGACAGCGTGCCGGTCCACGTCAAACTCTCCCCGCGCGACTATGACGAAACGTACCGCCGCGCTCGCCGCGATCGGGTGAGCGTGCCCGAACAGATCCGCCGCGAACTCCACGCCGGCCGCGCCGTCCCCGTCCTGCCGAGAAACCTAAAGTAGACCGCGCCGGCCAGCGGCCCTCATGCTGCCTTGTGAATGCGCTGGCTTGCGTGGTGGCGGCCGCCCTGTGTACTGCAGCGGGTGATTGTGAACTTCACGCACGACTCGACGGAAGCACTCGAAGGCGTCCTGTGGTCCAGTCGTGGGCCGTGGTTGACGCTGCGGGACGTCGCGGCGTTGAAAGCCGGCCAGGCGCCAGCGGCAATGGTGGGCGACGTCGTCATTCACCGCGACCGCATTTCGTACGTGCAGGTGGTGCCGTGATCGTCCGCACGTTCGACGGTCTCCAGTCGATGACGCCGACGCCGACCTTCGGCATTCCGACGGGCGGCTCACTCGGTCTGTACGATCATCAGCACACCTACGGCGAGATTTTTCGGACCCAACCGAACGTCCGCATCTGCGTCGAGTTCCTGGCCAGGAATATCGCGCACGTCCCCATGCAGGCATTCCGCCGTGTATCGGATACCGACCGGGTGCGCCTGGCGGACCACGACATCATTCGGTGGCTCGGGAAACCGAACCCCGCGACCGGCCGCTACCGGCTCATCGAGTGCCTGGTCGGCGACCTGGCGATTTACTACAACGCGTATTGGTTGAAAGTCCGGTATCGCGGCGCCGACGGGCGTGACGCGATCGGCCTGGTCCGCTTGCCGCCGGAAGAAATGACCGTCGCGGGCGGCATCCTGCCGACGCACTTCGTGTGGACCGTCAACGGACGGGCGCGCGACTTCGACCTGTCAGAGATTGTCCACTTCGGCGGCTACAACCCGTTGTCGCCCCTGGTCGGACTGTCGCCGCTCGAAACGCTGCGGCGTGTCCTGGCCGAAGAATCGGCCGCCGGTCAGTCACGGGAAGCCTACTGGCGAAACGCCAGCCGGCACGAAGGCATCATCGAACGTCCGATCGCGGCGCCGAAGTGGACGGCCACTCAGAAGCAGACGTGGCGCGAACAGTATCAAGCGAAGTTTGCCGGCGCGAGTAATTCGGGATTGGTGCCGGTCCTTGAGGACGGGATGACGTTCCGGCCGACGTCGTTCTCGGCGAAGGATTCTGAATTCATCCAGGGCGGCAAGCTGCGGCGCGAAGTCTGCGCGGCGGCCTTTCAGATCGCGCAGCCGTTTGTCGGCATCCTCGACCACGCGACCTTCTCGAATATCCGCGAGCAACACAAGCACTTGTATCAGGACACCTTGGGACCGTGGTTCGAAGCCATCCGGCAGGAAGTCATGCGGCAAGTGCTGATTGAATGCAGCGACCAGGCCGACGTCTATCTCGAATTCAATATCGACGCGAAGCTGGCGGGGAGTTTCGAAGAGCAGGCCGCGTCCCTGTCGACGGCCGTCGGCCGGCCGTTCATGAAGGTGAACGAAGCCAGGGCCATCCGGAATCTCCCGCGCGACGATGACCCGTCCTCCGATGCCATCGCCGCGCAGCAGGGCGGGCCCGCCGGCACGGCCCCGACGTCGGCAGAAGCGGCCACGCCGATGCACACGCGGTCGGTAGATCCAGCCGATGACACGACCGACGCGACGGTCATCGATACGGCCTCGGTCATCCTGGCCACGCAGCAGCGGCAGCGAGCTCGCCTCGACAAAGTGGCGCGTGCCGACCAGCGCGGCGTCTTCTATGCCGGCCTCGATCGGTGGAATCGAGAACTGACCGCCGACCTGGCCGCCCTGGTCGATGCCGACGTCGCCGCCGGCCTGGCCATCGACGCGAACCTGGCAATGCTCGACTCACTCGGAAAGGACCGTGCGGCATGAGGTACGAACACGTACTCGGCTTCGCACTCGAACACCCGTGGGCGCTCACCAAACCCATGCTGGCCATCGTTGCCAACGTCCTGGCGCGGCACCTGGCCGGCGTCGAGGGGGATCCTGGTGAACTGGCCGCCCTGGTGAACCGAAAGAACCTCCCGCAGCCGACGCGCGGCGGCGTCGCAATCATTCCGGTCTATGGCGTGATTGCCCCGCGCATGAATCTCCTGTCGGAAATGAGTGGGGGTACGACGTTCGACGTCCTGACCAGCCAGTTACAAGAGGCCGTGGCGAACGATGGCGTGAAGACGATCGTCTTCGACGTCGATTCCCCTGGCGGCAACGTGGCCGGCGCGACGGAGTTTGCCGCCGAAGTCCTGAAAGCCCGCACGGTGAAGCCGGTCATCGCGCAAGCGAATTTCCTGATGGCATCGGCCGCGTACTGGCCGATGGCGTGTGCCACGACGATCGTTGCCGCGCCGTCCGCCATGATCGGGTCGGTCGGCGTGTATGGCATTCACGACGATGTGACCGCCGCGCTCGACCAGATGGGGATCAAGCGCGAAGTCATTTCCGCCGGTCGCTACAAAGCCGAAGGCGTCGGCGGCGGACCGCTCAGTGACGAAGCCCGCGCACACATCAAGGGCGTCATCGAGTCCGTATACGACCGCATGGTGGCGGACATCTGCGCCGGTCGCGGTGTGAAAGCGGGCGACGTCCGCAATGGCTACGGCGAAGGGCGGGCTGTGACGGCCGATGCTGCCCTCGCGCTCGGCATGGTGGACCGCATCGGCACGATGGCCGACACGCTCGCGCGGCTGCTACCGACCGGCACGGCGAAGTCTTCACGCTCTGCACTGGCTGGTGTCACGGACCAGGAGCAGCCGATGGCTGCCACGTCCCAGGAACGCCAGGCCGATGTGCAATGGCAGGTCGCGATCGAAAGCGCCCTCCTTTCACTCGACGTGTAACCCACGCGTCATCGACAACAAAGGATTCACGATCATGAACATCCGACAACTCGAAGCCAACCTCCGAGAGAAACAGACCGCCATTCGGGCCTTGCTCGAAAGTCAGATGCGCGCGTGCGCCGATCACGTCGTCTCTGCTGCCACGGCGACGACCCCCGAAGTCAAAGGCCGACTGCGGACCGACGAAGAGAAGGCCGCCGTGCAGGCGTTGATGGACGACGCCATCGCCATCAAAGCCCGCATCGACGGTGCGAGCGCCGATGCGCGCATGCTCGCGGAAGTCGACCGACTGACCGCCGGGATGGAGTCCAGCCAGGCCGCTGCCAGTCACACCGACCGGCCGCGTGGTGGCACGACGCCGACCTTCGGTCAGCAGTTCGTCAGCGACCCGGCGATTCGCGCCTGGCTGCAGGGCGGCGGACATCGCGCACAGGGGATGTGGACGTCGCCGGCCGTCGACCTGCACGGCACGCTCATCGACGAATCCTCAGGATCCGGCGGGCCGCTGGTCGTGCCGGAATACCTCCCCGGCGTCGTGCCGATCATGTTCCGTCGGCCAGTCGTCGCCGACCTCATCGCGCCTGGCACGACCGGCGCCAACGCGATCATCTACATGAAGGAACTGACGGCGACCAACGCCGTTGCGGCGGTGGCCGAAGGCGCGGCGAAGCCCGAATCCACACTGGCCTATGTGCAGGCCACGGACCCGGTGGTCAAGATCGCGACCTGGATTCCCGTCACGACGGAAATGCTCGACGACTTTCCGGCGATGCAGTCGTTGATCGATTCACGCCTGCGCATGTTCCTCTCGCTCGGCGAAGAGGATCAACTGCTGAACGGCAGCGGCACCGCGCCGAACATGCGCGGCATCATGAACCGCACGTCGCTGGCGACGGCCGTGGCACGCGGATCTGATTCGAACATGGACGCCATGATGAAGCAGATCGCGGCCATCGCCGCGAACGCGCTCATTCAGCCGGACGGCTTCGTGATGAATCCGACAAACTGGCTTTCGGTCCAGTTGTCGAAGAATGCGCAGGGCAATTACCTCGGCACCGGTCCGTGGGCAGCGGCGCAGACGCCGATGCTGTGGGGGCTGCCGGGGGCCATTACGCCGGCCATCGTGGCCAACACGGCCCTGGTCGGCGCCTTCGCGACCTGTTCGCAATTCTTCCGGCGCGGCGGCGTGCGCGCGGCGATGAGCAACAGCCATTCGGATTTCTTCACCACGAACAAAGTGGCCGTGCTCGTCGAGGAACGGGGGGCGCTCGCGGTTTATCGCGAAGCGGCCTTCGGAAAGGTCACCGGCCTGTCGTAACCAATCCAGCCGGCCAGGACGGAGCAGCGCAGACCTGTTCCGTCCTGCCGGCGGCAGGTCACTCCGGAATCGTTCGTGACGGCAACAGAGTGGAGAACCGCATATGGCTCGATGGAACTCGGTCCGCAACCAATACGTCGCCGGCAGCAGCCCCGACGATGACACGGTCATCACCGCCGACGGGGCCATCGTCCACAGCGAGGGGGTGAAAGCCATCGCGAAGACCAGCGCGGCGGCCTTGACGCTCTCGGCCCCGACGGCCGACGAGGAAGGCATCCGGATGGTGCTGGTCGCGCGCACGGCATTTGCCCACGTCGTCACAGTCGCGGGCGGCCTGGGCGGCAACGCGGCCGACGATGTGCTGACCTTTGCCAAGGTCGGTGATTCGATCGAAGTTCTGGCCGACAACCTGCACTGGGTGCCGGTCAGTGCTCCGTACGGCGTCGTCATTTCGTAAACATGGACCGCTTCGATCCCGGCCCCTGCATCATCTGCGGCGCCGAGTTCTGCGCGTGTACCAGTAACCCTGCGACGGAAGTCGTCGCCCTGCCGGCACGCGACGCGGCTGCGACGGCCGTCGGTTCTGCAGAGGTGCCGGTATCCGACGAGGTATTCACGACGGCCACCTATCGCGGACGTAACCGCGACGGACGCCTGAAGAAAGTGAAGGTATGACGGGCGCATTCATCGACGCACCGTTCTGGAGTCGCAGCGTGCGCGTGCAGGCGCCGCACGTCTCTGTGCGCTTCGTCGCGGCTGTCACGCCGCCGACCGAACCGATTACGGTCGCCGATGCCGTCGACTTTCTGCGCGTGTCGGCAGCGGACGAAAATACATTGATCGGTCGTTACTGCCTGGCCGCGCGTCTGTTCGTGCAGAATCGGATTCAGCGGTCACTGATTCCGCAGATCGTCGACGTCGGCCTCGACCGGGCGCCGTCGGGCGCGTGGCTCGATCTGCCGTTTCCCCCACTGGTCAGCGTGACGTCGATCGCGGCCATCGACGGATCGGGCAGTTCGTCGCTGCTCGATTTGACCACCTATCTCGTCGATACCGCCAGCGAACCAGGCCGCATCGGACTGCCGGCCGGCCAGTCGTGGCCGATGAACCTGCGGGATTTCCAATCGCTCACCCTGCGGATCGTCGTCGGCTATACGACGGTCCCCGAAGACCTGGTGCAAGCGATGCGTCTGTTGATCGGCCACTACTATGAAAACAGGGGCGCGATTGAAACAGGACATATCGTCGCCGTCCAGCCGTTCGGCGTCGACGAACTCCTGGCACCCTATGAACTCGTGAGCGTGGCCTGATGCAATTCGGGCAGCTGCGCCACCGTGTCACGCTCGGCAATCCCGGCGCCGCTGTGCCGAACGGAAAAGGCGGATATACCCAAACCTATACGACCCTCGGATCGCGCCTGCCGGCAGCCGTCGAAGCGGCGTCGGTCCGGTCACTTGAACGCATCATGGCGAATACGACCGTCGCCGTCGCCACGCACGTCGTGACGATCCGCTACCTGGCCGGCGTGACGA